TTCAGAATAGAATAGTAATTGGATCAGGAGGGTCATACGTTCCTCCAGAATTTACTGAATAAAACTTTATGGCAAAAATAAAAGCATCTTTAAGTGGGCAGTCGTTCGTTGAAGCGATTCCCAAGAAAACTAGACAGGGTATGGGGAAGCATACAAAGTATTCTGCATCCAGTCGTAATGGAGCTAAGAAGCGTTATCGTGGTCAAGGCAGGAAATAATGTCTGAATACATCGAACCGATGTTTGCAGTCCCAATCTTTCACCTCTATGCGAAGGATTGGGATCGTAAGAAGGAATTACTGCAAGCCTTATCGAGTCATCAGGAGTTTAAGAAAGAACCTGGTGAGTATGTTCCGAGTGACTTCCGATCAAAGAAGGTAGAATGGACGAAAATTGAGTTATTGATCAGAGATGAGTTAGAGAAGTTTAAGAAGGAAGTAAAGTTACCTGACCTGAATGTTGATGCATATTGGTTCGAGAAAGGTGGAAGAGGTGATCAGCATCTTATTCATAATCACGGAGCTATTGGGTTTAGTGCTGTCATGTACATTGACTATGATCCAGAGGAGCATACGCCGACGCAATTTGTGTGTCCCTTCAATAATGTGATAGGATGGGTGGATGTTTATTCTCCGAGGGATATACGAAGTGGTTCGGTAGTATTCTTTCCATCATTTGTAGGTCACTACACATTACCTTGTGAAAGCGAGAAAGAACGTCTGGTGTTGTCTTGGAACATGAAATAACGTGGACTCCGAGCGGGGCACCGACATAAATATTACAATTCCTATTATGATGTATCAAGCATTGCCTAAAGAAATCCATGTAAAAGACAGTCCTGTAGCAGGTCAAGGTCTATTTGCAAAGGAGGATATTGGTGCAATGATGTATCTTGGTATTTCACACGTGGTTGTGGATGAGGACATCATGAGAACACCTCTAGGAGGTTTTGTAAACCACAGTGACGACCCCAATTGTGTAAAATGGTATGAACAGGAAGAATGGGGCAAGATTTATCATATGAAGACTATTAAAGATATTAAAAAAGGAGAAGAACTCTTTCTTAAGTACACTTTCTATTCGGTAACATGACCTATCCTGCACCTAACGTATTACCTTATGATGAATGGTTTGATCCTGACTACAAATATAATCCTTTAGATTCTATGCCAATAGCTACTGATAAAACACCAATTGAAAGATTGCATGATGACATGAGAAAAGAAAATGAATCTATGCATGAGAAGATGTACAAACTAGCTACCAAGAATGGTAGTACAATAGGAGGATCCGAAAACCATGAATGAAGAAAAGCAACTTATCACTGAAGTAGAAAGTGATCTCTATCTACGTAAGAAAGGAAAGAGAAAGAATGTAAAGGAAGAAGAACTTTTTGATAAAGAAGACTATTGCGAAGGGGAATTTATACCAGGTTTTCACGATTAAAATATAATGTTAAAAAGTATTACTCCATCTAATGTTGGATGGTTGGAACATAAGCTAAATGCTGATGAATTGAAGCATTTGTGGATGTGTGTTGATGAGCATGTTAGTGATGCTAAACCACAGTTAATAGGGCATGTGGATAGGAGTATTAATATAAAGGACATAGGTGACCTATTCCTGTTTAATACTATCAATCCATTAATCCATAAGTTTAACGAAGTCTTTCAGTATGGTAAGCACGAGAACATATACAAAGAGCATCCATACTTCCTTAGGGACTTCTGGGTAAACTATCAACATCAACATGAATATCAACCCATCCATAATCATGGAGGAGCATATTCATTTGTTATATGGTTAAAGATACCAACAGACTACGAAGAACAAAACAAAGATAATACTGCTAACTTTAAGTTAAATAGTGTATTTGAATTCCAGTACCTGAATATACTAGGAGAGTCATGCATGTATCGTTATCAGCTAACAAAGAAGGATGAAGGTACAATGTTATTCTTTCCGTCTAAGTTATTACATGCAGTGTATCCATACTATAATTGCGAGGAAGAAAGGGTGTCGATCAGTGGTAATGTATGGTTGAACACGGACATTAGTCGCTAAATAGAAACAGCCTTGCTGTGTCTACATGCCTTCCTTTCAGACATTTAAAGATCTGAGTTTAACTTTTAAGAAGCACCCTGTTTCCAATGATATGGTAACAGTGAAGGATAATGCAGCTATCACACAATCGATAACCTCATTACTTCTTACTGGTAAGGGAGAAAGACTATTTCAACCCGAATTTGGTTCGGATTTAAGAAGTCTTTTATTTCAACCTTTAGATTATAGTGCAGCTGCACTTATTAAGAGTAAAATTTCAGACTGTATTAGTCGTTACGAACCTAGAGTATTTGTTAATGAAGTAATTTGTTATCCAGATATGGATAATGATGGTTATAATGTTGAATTGTATTATACAATTATAGGAAGAGACGATAGACAAGTAGCACAGGAATTCTTCTTAGAGCGTACACGATAATGCCTTATACACAGGTTGCTAATTTAGACTTTGAGGATATCAAAGTAACTCTCAAAGAGTATTTGAGAGGACAATCGGACTTTACTGACTATGATTTTGAAGGTAGTGCATTAGCAAACCTGATTGATGTCTTAGCGTATAATACCTACTACACGGCATTTAATACTAATATGGTAGTCAATGAACTATTCATTGATTCTGCCACCTTGAGGGACAATGTAGTAGCAATTGCGAAGCAGTTAGGGTACAGACCCAAAAGTATTACTGCTCCTACTGCATATGTCTCTTTTACTGTAACATATAATAACCCAACAACTGATACTGAACTATTTCTTAAGAAAGGAACAGGGTTTATTACGACTTATGACAATAATATCTACCAATATGTTACACTTGATGACGTAAAAGCACAGGTTGCTAACAATGTAGCTACATTTACGAATGTTTCTGTTGTAGAAGGTTCACAAGTTGTAGATAGTTTTACTTTTGATGCTGCAGCAAAGAGTCAAAGGTTTATTTTAGACAATAAAAATATTGATACCAACACAATTAGAGTAAAAGTATACCCTGGTGGAGGTACTTTCAACGAAGCATACCTTGTAGCAGATAATATTTTAGGTGTTGATGGTAATTCAAAGGTATTTTTCCTTGATGAAGTTGAAGATGGAAGATATGAGATCTTAATGGGAGATGGTGTACTAGGAAGAAAGTTAGAAGATAATACTTTAATTGAAGTATCTTACATGACCACAGCTGGTCCTGCAAGTAATGGTGTGAAGACATTTGTCTTCTCTGGTGTATTAGAGAACCCTAATGGTGTCTCTCCTAGTTCATTTACAACTGAGATCACCTCTAGTGTTGCCTCTGCAGGCGGTGAGGAGCAAGAAACCACTCAGAAGATAAAATACACTGCTCCTAAGGCATACGGCACACAGGAGCGTGCAGTGACCGCACAGGACTATGAAGCAATTGTAAGAAAAGTTTATCCTGCGACCAGTGACATCATTATTTTTGGTGGAGAAGATCAAGAACCACCTGAATATGGAAAAGTTTTCATTGCATTGAAACCAACTGATCAAAGTTATCTTACTTCATTAACAAAACAGAAGATTATTGCAGATCTTAAGAAGTATGTTGTAGCTTCTGTTGAACCTAAGATAATTGATCCTTCTATTCTATATGTTGAGATGAATAGTAAGATCTATTACAACGGAGTAGCTACTGATCAGACAACATCACAGATTAGAGACAAAGTTATTGGTGGTGTACAGTCTTATCTCGACACTTCTGATACCGAGAAGTTCAATGGTAAGTTTAGATATAGTAAGATGGTGGGTGTAATCGATGATGTAGATATTAACATCAATTCTAACCTAACATCTATTACAATGAGAAAGGATTTCTATCCTCAGTTGAATTCTACTTTCTATTACGAAGTGTGTTTCCAAAATTCTTTTGATAAGGACTGTGATGAACCAGTCCTTTCATCCACTGGGTTTAGGGTTACTGAGTATCCTAATTTTGACGTTTATTTAGAGGACAGGGATGGCAAAATTATCCTATATAGTCTAGATAGCGTAACTGGTGAAAAGGTTGTCCTTGACAAGGAAATTGGCGATATTGATTATGATAAAGGTGAATTGATGATGTACAACTTAACTATCATTAAAGGTAGTTTCTTTGATAATCGTATTTCTGTTAGAGTAAAACCCCTTCTTAATGATATCAAGGCACTCCGTGAGGTTTATCTTGACGTTGACGTTGCTAATTCATCCTTCACTGCATATAAAGAGTAAAGTAAATGCCTGCTGTAAAAACCAAGAGAATTTCCACTCTAATTGAAACGCAGCTTCCAGCTTTTATTACTGATGAATATGAACTCTTTAGTAAGTTCGTTCAAAAGTATTATGAAGCACAGGAGGTACAGGGTGGTACCTTGGATGTTATTAACAATATCCAGAAATATGCAGATATAGATTATTATGAACAAAATATTCTTAGACAGTCTGATATCTTGGGCACTAGTATTTCTACTAGTGATGATACAATTGTACTACAAGATGCGACGAGTTTTCCAAAAAGAAACGGATACGTAAAAATTGATGACGAGATCATCTTCTATGCTTCTAGAACAGACACAGAGCTGAGAGAGTGCTCTAGGGGCGTCAGTGGCAATACATCGCTTGGAGACCTATATGAGTCTAGTAGCTTCACAACGACGGTTGCTGCTGCTCATAACGCAGGACAGACGGTTCATAACATAAGTAACCTTTTCCTATACGCATTAGTTAAAAACTTTGAAAATCAGTATCTAGGTTCTTTCCCTGAAAAATATCTTAGGGGTGAAGTAGATAAGAGAACTCTGATCAAAAATATTCAGAAGTTTTACAAATCTAAGGGAACTACAAGTTCCATCAAGTTTATTTTTAATACTGTTGTTGCTAAATCAACAGATAACAAACCAGAAGTATACAAACCAAGAGATTTTACATACAAATCTTCTGAAGCTGATTGGGTTAACATTTATGCACTTAAATGTAAGGTTGTATCTGGAAATGTAAAAGATTTAGTCGGTAAGAAGATTGTACAGGCAGCTACTGAAGAATATGGATATGCTGATTCTACTGTAGATAATGTTTTTGCTGATGGTACATCAGATGGCGAAGAAATTTATAATATTGTATTAGCACCTGAGACAGTTAATGGTTCTTTTGAGGTATCTACTAAAACTAAGCTTGAAAAAACCCTGTCAGGGACTGCGATCTCAGGGGATAGAATTGATGTCTTCTCTACTATTGGTTGGGGTAAGACAGGATCAGTATTAATTGGTGAAGAGACGATTACTTTTGATAGTAAGAATGTAACACAGTTTATCATTGATGAGAGAAAGGCACAGACTGCTGTTCAGCATACAGCAGGGTCTTCGGTATACAAACCAGTAACCATTAGTGGTTCTGACGTTGTTTTACTGACCTTAGGTGTTGTATACAACCTACAACCATCTGATGCACAACCATATTCTGCTATTGGTGACAAGATTCAAATCTCAAATCCAGGATTTGAAACTTCCGATTCAAAGATTGTTCAGACTGGTACAAATCAAACCAGATGGGTGTTAAGTTCAGGTGCTGCAGTAGATGTGCCTACGCTTCCATCAGTTGCATCCTCCTTAGATCAAGTTTCTACTAACGTATCAGCGATCTTTGAAGATGAACAGTATTATTATATCACAAGTTCTAGCTACCCATCACATAAGATTTTAGATGGATCTGTTGTTAATGAGACTACACTAGATCAGAAATTGCTTCGTATCATTAGAAAACAAGCAACTAGAACTACAGAACAATATAAAACATCTAGAAGAGATGTTGGTATTGCTCTTAATGGTGTACCTTTCTATGGTTATAAAGATCCAGACAGTGTTAGGTTTGGTAAATTAGAAGAAATTAAGATTGATGTTAGAGGTACTGGATATGCAACACCTCCATTTGTCCTTGTAGATCAAGTTCCATACAAAGCTAGGGCAATTCTTACTGGTCAGGTTGTGGAAAGTATCATTGTTGATACTCAAGACATTTTCCCAAGAACTCCTGATATCACTATCACTTCTGGTCGTAATGCATCTGTAAGTGCTGTTGTTACTGGTGGTAAAGTCACTAGTCTTGTTATTGACAATCCAGGTGAATTTTACTCTTCTGCTCCTTTAATTAGAATTAGAGATAATGCTGGTAGAGGTAGGTTTGCAGAATATAAAGCAATCGTAAACACTGATGGTAAGATTACAGGATTTGATAAGATTGGAGAAGGAAACTTTTATAATCAAGCTACTGTCATTGTTGATGTCATTCCAGTTGGTAATGGTGCAACTGGTATTCCTCTTCTTAAAGAATGGAACTTTAATAGATTTAAAAAATTAGAAAATAAATTAGATACTGAATATGGTTACATCTTTCCAAACTATAATAACGTATTAGAATATGGTTATGGATATGTTGCGAATCCGAAAGCACTTCGTGTTTCTCTCAGTGATAACCTAAACAGTGCTGGAACTGAACCAGCATCTAAATCACACTCACCTATTATTGGTTTTGCTTATGATGGTAATCCAATATATGGTCCTTTTGGATACGAGAATCCCTTAGATTCTACCTCATCTATTGTTAGGATGACTTCTAGCTATGCTATAAATGGAAGTCGTTCTGATGGTCCTTCATTGACAACTTATCCTCTGGGTACGTTTGTTAATGATTACACATACACTCATAAGAGTGGCACATTAGATCAAAACAATGGAAGATTTACAGTTACCCCAGACTTTCCAGAAGGAACTTATGCTTATTTCATTACTATTGATAGCGATCAAGTACCGCAATATCCATATCTTATAGGAGAGAACTTTTATTCTCTACCAGTAGATAGTAACTATAATTCTAATATCAATCAAGATGATATTCCAAAGAATTCTAGAAGATTTTATCAAACAGGTATGCAAAGAAATGGCGATGGTGTCATTGCTCAAATTGCAGAAGTAAAACAAGGAAATGTAGAAGAAGTTAATGTATTAGATTCTTCTGCCAATTTTTCTATTAACTCACAAGTATATTTTGATAATAAAGGAACAGAAGGTTCTGAAGTAGAAGCTATTGTAAATTCAGTTAAAGGTAAAGATGTTTCGTACTTAGAATGTAAAGAAGATAAAGTTGTAAAATTAACAACAATTCAAAATGCATATCTGTTTGCTGATGACACATTAAATCAACCATCCTCAGGTGCATCTGGTTCTATTGTAGGTACAGTCAAGAATGATAATACAATTGTACTAAGAAACGTCAATGGTACGTTTGATGAAACAGGAACATTCTCTGCATCTATTAAAACATTTACTATTCTTTTAGATCAGAGAAGTTCATATACTAAAGGTGCAATTCTAAGTTTAACTAATGGTGTTGATGCACCTATAGCTACTGGTGAAGTATTAGAAGGAACTAATACTCAAAACGTAGTAGAGATCAAGGTTCTTACTGGAACTTGGATAGTTGATGATACTTATTTCTTACAATCAGATGACTTATTCAATACTTCTGGAACTAAGGTTGTAAGACTCACTTCTCTTAGTGATGGATTAGAACCATTTGATGTTAATCAAAGTGTTGCTTTAGTTGAAACAGCAGAACCTCATGGATTAGGGATTGGAGATCAGGTAACAATTGACATTAACCCTAATGACACAACTAAAACTAAAACTTATTATTTAAGAAAGAGGTTGTATCAAGAAGCTATTCTTTTACCACCTAGTAATAAGTCTACAATCAATTTTACAGGAATAGGAAGATATGAAATACTCAATGGTGGTGCTGACTATACAGCTGGTACTTACACTAGTGTGGCTCTTACTAGTGGGTCAGGATCTGGAGCAACTGCTACCTTTACTGTTTCTGACGCAGGTGTAGTTTCTGATATTCAAATTCAAAATGCTGGTTCTGGATATGCAAGAGGTGATTACTTATCAGTTGCTGATGAAGATCTTGTAAGATCTGGTGCATCTACATCAACATCAAGATTAACTTTATATGTTGGACATGTTGGTATTCCTGCTGGTGGTACAAAAGTTACAGTTAAGAGTGTAATAGGATTTGCCGTTAACGATTTAATTAAAATTGGTAATGAAGTTTTAAAGGTTGAAAGTATTACCGAAAATACTCTTAATGTAGCTAGAGGACAAGAAGGAACTGATGATGTTGATCACTTTGATGGACAAGAGGTAGTATTATATAAACCACAATACAATTTTGCTGCTGATTATCAGATCTTTAGTGGTAATAATTCTGGATATATTCAGTCTTATGATCCAGTAACTCATAAAATTAATATTGTATATGATTATGGTACTATTAAATCTACAGCTAACAAAGTAGTATTAAGTTCTAGTTTCTTTGATAGTAGTAATCCTCAAAGATTAGTTTCTATTGGATCTGCATCGGATATAGTTTATAATTTTGAATTCTCAGAAGATAATAGTACATTTGTACCTAATCCTAATATAGATTTACAAGAATTTTATAAGTATAAGTTTGATACGTCTCATTCTAGTCTTACTGGGACTTACTTTGATATTAGTCCAAGTAATAACTTTAACTTAATAACTGCGGAGAAAACAGAATCTACTATTCTTCCTGGAAACGCAGGTTCATTTACTGATGTTAAGTTTGGATTTGGTTCTAGATTAGCTGTTAATAACTATCAGACAAAGATTGGAACTGATTTTACCAATTTCTATTATTTTGATAAGAAGAATGTAGTTGATTCCGAGAATGCATATTTTAGTATTATTACAGATCCTTTACAAGGTACCAAGACACTCAATTATGTTACGTCAAACCGTTTTGTTTATGATGTTACTAGGACTCCTCTCTGGGATGGTTCTGGATCCATTTCTTATACTACTACTGGTCAGTTCGCTATCGGTAAGATTAATACCACTCAAATAATAAACTTAGGATTAAATTATAAGAAAGTTCCTGTTATCGTTGGTGCTGATCCAACTGCAAATTATAGAGCAGAAGCTACAGTAAAATTTGATATTGCAACAAAAACTATTAATGGTGTAGAGATTACTAAAAAAGGTTCTAATTATGTAAATCCAAAAGTCTTCATCACTAATGGTGATGGTTCTGATGCTAGATTTAATATTCTAGTTAGAGATGGAGAGATTGCTTCTATAACTGTAGATAAACCTGGTAAAGGATATACATTTGCACCTGAGATTATCATTGTTGAAGGTGAGGTAGAAGCATATGCAGAGAGTACATCTATTGGTGTTCCTAAGAGTGTTAATCTTACTACAAATGGTGGAGCATTCCATTTAGATAAAACTGTATCTTCTACGTTTAGTTCAAATTATATTGTTGCTGTTAAAAACATCAATGGAAACTTTAGTATTGGTGAAACTGTACTTCAAAAAATTAATGGTGTAGAAGTATTCAGAGCAACTGTTACTGATTGGAGATTTGGTTCTAATTTATTAAAGCTTGCAAATGTACAAGGTATTATTAGAGAGAATGTTTCTATTGAGTCTTTGAGATTCCCTGTAGATGCAGTTGTTAGCAAAGTATTTGTTTCTACCTTCCAAGAAGAGATTTCTAGTTTCTATGATAACTTAGGATACTATACATCTGATAGAGGTAAGTTGGGTGTATCTAATCAGAAGATTATAGATAGTTTCTTCTATCAAGATTATTCTTATGTTGTAAAATCTAAAACTTCTATTGAGGAATGGCGTGATTTAATTAAGTCTACAACACACCCTGCAGGATTTAAGTTATTTGGACAAGTAGATGTAGAAGCTACTGGAAGTTCTGAGATGCCTGTTGAAGTTCCAAAGGCATCACACTTTAGTGTTATTCAATTATGGGATCCAGAGAAGAATAAAATCACTGTTGAGAATACAAGTAGAATTGTTACTCAAAGTGTACAAACAGTTGAGAATCAGAGAATCCGTAAAGCATTTGGTACTGCTGCTCCTAGTGAGTTCTTATTTAACGAAGTTCGCACATTTGAATTATCTCTTGGAGCACCTTTTGATGGATATATTGATACGGATGGAAGATTACAAGGAACTACACAATTCCAAATATTAGTTGGTGGTAATCCATTCACTTTATCATCAACATATGGTACTGTTATCACTTTAGATGGTGTAATTCAAGAACCAGGTGTTGCATATACAATTTCTGGTGATCAGATTACATTCTCTGCTCCACCATTAGGAGATGGAACCAAATTTGGTTCTTCTTATAAAGGTGTTACTTTCTATGGTAAGGTATTCCAATTTAAGGATGCACAATACAATACAAAGTACCTTAGAAAATTAAGAAATATTTTCCAACGTGGTGGTGTATGGATTGATGCTGCAAATCAAATTGAAAGAAATGTTGATTTCATTATTAATGAAACTATTGGATATGGTAAGGCAACTCATCCTACTCTAGATTGGGCAACTAAACAAGATGATTACGAAGAAAATATTAGATTTATCTTAGATGCATATCAACATGATCTAAGGTTTGGTGGAAATATAAAAACAATTGATTATTCTGCTATCTTTAATAGTAGTTCTGAATATCTCTATATTCAAAACAATAAAACAAAATCTATTGATATTTTTGAATATGTAACTAGATTAGCAAAACTTGCTATTAGAAATTGGGATTATATTGATACAGGAATCACTTACAACCAAGGGTCTACTACAATGACTGTTAGTAGCACTAAAGATCTTGCTGTTGGTTTATTTGTAAGTTCTGGTAGAGGATATCCTGCAGGAACAAAGATTGTATCTATTGATAGTGATACTGAGATCACATTAAACAATGCAGCACTAGCTAACTCTGGTGGAGGTGGTGGTGCTCCAGTAGGAACCACTTTACTAAGTGGCACAGCATCTACTGGTACTTTACCAACTAGCACTGGTGCTGTTGCTCCTGGAAATACTTATACTGTGCCACCTGGTGTAACTGTCACAACACCTTCATCTTTCTCTGGTACTTCACAAGCATCATTCTCTTGGAGTGGTTTAAACAAAGGTATGTTCTATAAAGCAGGACAACTAATTGCACTAAACAGAGCACATATTATTACAGAATCATTATCATGGGCACAAACAACATATCCATCACTTAATTGGGGAACTATTGAAACTAAGTGTGGTAGAGACATTGGTCTTATGTTGGATGCTTATGTTTACTCACTTAAGTTTGGTGGTAATGAAAGAATTTTAGAAGCAGCACAGTTATACTATAAGAGTAAGGAATATCCTTATGGAGAAGAATTATCTTATATTACAGATTCTCTAACTGAGACAATTGCGACATTTAGCTATGCTAAAGATTTAATGGTACAGGCAATGAGAAATCAGTTGCCAGGTACAGATCCTAATGTTTTAATTGATTCTATTACTCCTGTATGTGCAGAAGTACAAAGTACACTTAATACCTATCACGACATTGTTACTACTATTTTAACAGAGGGTAAAGGTCTTATAGAGAAGACAAAACAGAATCCTAATAAGTCTGGTAATTGGACACAAGATACTACTTACTCTAACTATAATATTCTTGGAGATCCTTTACTTCCTGCACAAGAATGTGCTACTGTAATTTCTGCAATGAATTCATTGTTTGATAACTTAGACGATGTTATTAGAGAAGAATCTGTAACAAGATCTCTTCCAGACTATGTTGATGGTGAAAATAAAGAATTTGAATTATATTGGGACGATAATACAGAAGTTGATACAGAGGAGGATGAAGATTTATTCTTGACTATTAATGCAGTATTACAAAGACCTAAGTTTACAGAAGATTATCCTTTAAGAGATGCATATTGGATTGATAGATCTGTTATTCCTAATAAGGTTAAATTTGATGTAGCTCCTATATGGGATCAAGATTTAGGTGCTAAGACTGTTGGTGAACCAACTGCTGTAGAGAAAGTTGTAGGTATTGGTGTAGGTAACTATAAGAGACTTACTATTGATTATGATTTAGTTGATGGTGTTAGAAATGGACCATTCTTAATTCTTGATGTATTAGACTACACAGTTCAGAACATTGAATCTGAAGATAGTATGTATGTTTTCCTAGATGGCATTCTACAAGTAAAAGGAAAATCATATACTGTATCTGGTCCTAATATTACCTTTACTAAACCTATTAATAAAGAACATAATGTTGATATTAGGTATCTTTATGGTAGAGATGTTGGTCAGGTTCTGAACATATATGATTTTGCTCCTGATTCATATTTTGCACAAGGTACATTCTCATTCACTGCTGCTACACCTATTTTAGATGATCTATTAGGATATACTTGGATGGGTGATGGAATTGGTAAACCTATTCATTGTTGGCAAGAAAGAGCTAATGGGACTAGAAATCTTATTGGTGAACTTAAAAATGCAATTAGAACTGGAAATAATGTTGTCTTTGAACTTAAGTGTCATAACCCTGTCATAGAAAGCGATTTAGACTTTACTTTTAGTGTTAAAGGATTTTATGATCGAACAAATGTAATTGCTGATGGAGATATTACCAATCAAACACTTACATTCAAAAAAGACGAAACAGGTAGAAAACTATTAAAAGATGATAATGCATTATGGTCTGGAACTTTCTATGGTAGAACTTACAAACCACCATTTGTATATCTTGCAAATGGAGATAACATCAGAGTAGAGGGAGAAGAAGGATTTAGGAAAGTTAAGAGACTTCCTACTGAGGCAACAAGTAAAGATGGAAGACCCAACGAACAAACATCTGATGATATCTTTGGTACAGTCTCAATTGAGACTTATACTGGAATCACGAGAGGAGAGGGTCTCTCAGTAGTCGCCACTATTGAGAATGGATCTGTTACTAAACTAACATGGAACCAACGTAGTTATGATCCACTAACACAACCAACTGCATACCAATACTTTACACCACCTATACTCAAATTTGAGACACTAGATGGCAATGGTGGTGGTGCTAGAGCTAATGTTCTAGTAAGCAAAGGTCAAGTAATTAGTGTTGATTTAATTACTGGTGGTTCTGGTTATACTACAGCACCTAGGGTTATTACAACCAGAAGATTTGATATTCTTAAAGAAAGAGATATTGGTGTTTCATTAATCAATATAGGTGTTAATCCATTTGTACAAAGTGGAGGTATGACTGGTTCATCAGTCATTACTGAAATTGATGAAGCTGGTCTTACTTCAATTACTGGTATTAGTTCTTTACCTGTACAGATGTCATCTGATCGTGATGTCGATCTTACAGCAGAAATTCAAACTGGAGCTACTGGATTACCAACATCTACTATTGTAGATAATGGATTTGATATGCCAATTGGTGTTGAACAACCTGGCGGTGCTCAGATTGTTTATATCGAACCACAACCTGTTGAGATTGAAGGAGAGGGTGGTGTACTAAGACTCCAAGGTAGTGCATCTTATGTCAAGGCAGAAATTCAGGATATTATAAGTGCTAACACTATTTCTAGTGTTTCTAAGGTAATTACACAGACTCAGCAGATTGAAATTCCTAATAATGCAATCAGCAATATCAACTACTTTGAGAATGCTGCATATCTTGATGTTGATCTTGGTATTGGTGATACTGAAGTTTACATTCCTGATACTACTAAGTTTGCTGTTAATGGAAGAATACTAGTTGGTAATGAGATTATATTCTATAATAAGAAATTACCTGATAGATTCTTACAAATCATCAGAGGTTATCAAAATACCACAGAACAATTCTGGTCTGCTGGTGCATATCTAAGACAGATTGAAGATATAACAGTCGCATACGGTGGCATTGCTTCTATCGAATCTGAATCTGATGTCAGCATGGTAACTGCATCATCTGCTGCTGGTGGATTTGAAAGGAGAGTAGAAAGACAAATCTCTCCTGCTTCCGCAATGTCCGTAACTAGAGAAGCTACGGAAGTTGTTATTACACCTCCACCAGGCGGTGTCGTTGATAGATATCTAGAAATTGCATTCTTGAGTGATCCTATTGGACAAAGGAATGGTCCTGGTGTAACTCTGGTTACTGGAGCAGAAGATAAATATTATGTTACTCAAAGAAATGGAAACGAACAAGTAATAAGAAACCAATTGTTTACTGTAACTAGTGGTTATATTGGAAATTATGCGATTACTAACGTTGGACACACTATTGGTCACTTTGATTATTTCTTAGATGATGGTGTTGGAGTGTCCAGTATGACTATTGGAGAAGTATCAACCATTTATGGTGGTATGACTCTTGAAGACTTTAGTAAGAGGAGAGACTCACAATATACATCTTCTGGTGATAAATTTAATCTTGCACCTCCTTCGCATCAACAACCAGTTACAACAACAACTACTACTGGTACAATACCTACCAGTATAGCTGCGCTAAATACTGCATACTTTGCGGATTCTGGTTACTTCTTCACTTCGAGTGGATCAGTAATTCAATATGCATCTAAGACTGCTAATACTTTTGATGGATGCACTCTTATAAGGGGTAATAACTCCATATCAAACGGGGATGAGTTGATTCCGTTCGCAATTTGATAAATATTGCTATAAATATAAATAACTCAAGGCACATACACTACGTCGGAACAGAAAAACAATGGCTGCTATTATCTCTGATAAGTTTAGGATATTCAATGCTAAACAATTTTTAGAATCTCTCACTGAAGGTCCCAATGACACTAGTGCGGAACGCTCTAGGATGTACTTCTTTGTGGGACGTCCACAACCATGGAAAGGGTACTTAGAGATTCATACGCAAAATTCCACAGCGTTCGTAGTTGGCAACGAAGTGTACATTGGAACATATGGTTCCACCGCTTTCCGTGCCACAGTTGCTGCAGTTTATGATAGTGCCCTTCTTTTGACCGACGTTTTTGGTAGCAACGGTGTTAACTCTGCTCCTCCTCTTGGTTCTGCTCTTAAGGGTAGAAGCGGCGGTGCTGGAGGATCTGACACAGGTGCCACAGCAGTTTCTGGTGTATATCGTTACGCTACAGAAGATGTTCCACCACTTCCTCTTGATAACCAAACAGAGAAGTATGGTCTTTATGACGAAATGATTGCTGCAAAGCGTATCACAGATTCATTTGCTAGAACAGTTATTCGTCGTTACAACTGGGACTTAGTAGCTAACCCTAAGTTTGACATGTGGAAACCTGACTATTCTGCTACACCAGGTGGCGGTGGTCAAATTGGTAAGCAAACTGCAACAGGTGCTTCAAGCATTGCAGATGCTAAGTTCTATGTAATGAACTCCTCATACGAAGTATTTAAGTGTTTGTATAACGGAGAGAATCCTTCTAACACAACTGGTCAGAACGCAACTGAGGAACCATCTACAGCAGGTGGTAACTATGCTTCTGCTACAGGTCTTTATACAGAAAGCACTGGTGCTGGATACATTTGGAAGTATATGTATACCATCCCAACTGATGATGTTCTGAAGTTCCTTTCTTCTGACTTCATGCCAATCGTTCTTTCTAACAACACTTCTAGACAAGCAGTTGTAGCTCTTGCTACTCCTGGTGCTTGTGATGTTGCTTTGATTGAGAACGCTGGTTCAGGTCTTCCTGCATCACAGACTCTATACACATCTATTAAGGGTGATGGATCTAATGGAATTGTTAAGTTTGTAACAAACGGTTCTGGTGCAATTACATCTGCTGAGATTCAAGCTCGTGGATCAGGTTACACTTATGCTAATGTTCTATTTTCTAATGGTAATCTCTTCTCTGATGCTGGTCTAAGCAGTGCAGTCGCAACTGGTGGATCTGCTGTTGGTGCTATTGAAATTGTTCTTCCTTCTGCTGGTGGACATGGTTCTGATCACGAGACAGAATTAAATGGTAAGCGTGTTATGACAAACATTCGCTTAACCTATTCTGAAGGTCAAGGTGACTTCCCTGTAGACAACGATTTCCGTAGAATTGGTATTGTTTCTGATCCTTATAACTACGGCACAACAACTTTCGCAACTGCTGACACATTATCTGGATTGAAAGCAGTTAAGATTACTGGTGCTTCTGCAGACTTCTCTGTTGATGAGAAGATTACTCAGACTGTAACTGGTGGTACTGCAGAAGGTACAGTTGTTTCTTGGACACTTGATAGTGGTTCTACAACTGCTGGAGTTCTTAAGTATATCCAAACATCTGATGCACACACCGATCAAGGTGTTGTAAGAGCATTTGAGTCTAATGGTTCTAATGCTATTAGTGGTGAGACTTCTACTGCTTCTGGTAACGTTGATACTTCTTATAGTCAAGCACTACTAGGTGTCACTTTCGCAAGTGGTCTAGCTAACCCAGAGATCGAAAATAACTCTGGAAACGTGATTTACGTTGAGAACAGAAGACTAATTACTCGTGCTCCAGACCAAATTGAAGATATCAAACTAGTTATTGAGTTCTAACATCCTCGGATCTCTGCTAAATACTTTAACGAGAATACTAGTATTATTGGCGGAGTACGATGCCTCAGAAGACTAACTTAAATGTAAGCCCTTACTACGAGGACTTTGATGCGAACAAGAATTTCTATAAAATTCTTTTCCGTCCTGGTTACTCTATTCAAGGCAGAGAATTAACACAGGTTCAATCTATTCTACAGAATCAGGTTGAATCTTTTGGTAAGTATGCTTTTAAACAAGGCGAACTTGTTATACCTGGTGAGGTAGGTCTTAATACAAAATTAGATTACGTAAAATTATCGTCTGTTTCTGAGGTTGCTGTCTCGGAAGGAGACGATATTGTTTATAAGAAATATGATATTTCACAACTAATCGGTCAACAACTGGTTGGTTTAACTTCTGGTGTCAAAGCTACTATTCTCGCAACAACTTTAGCAACAGAATCTACCGCTGATACATTGTATGTTAATTACATTAATAGTGGTAGTTCAAATACAGAACCAACCTTCCGTCAAGGTGAAACTCTAGAAGTTGTTGATGGTGTTAATACACCACTTTTAGTTGTTGGTACAGATGGTAGTGTTCTCCCTACAAGTATTCAAGTAACAAATCCTGATACAGGTGAAGTAACTTCATTAGAAAGTTCTGCTATGGGATTTGGTTCTGCTATTAAAGTAGAAGAAGGTATTTACTTTGTTAATGGTTACTTTGTTCGTTGTAATCAAGAATTATTAGTTATTGACGAGTATTATGATAAACCATCTGCAAAGATTGGTTTTACAATTAAAGAAGAAATTGTCACTCCAGAGGAGGATCCATCATTATATGATAATGCAATAGGATCATCTAACTATACTGCACCTGGTGGACATAGATTAAAAATCTCTTTATCTTTAAAAGAGTTTCCTTTAAATGCAATAACTGATAAAAACTTTATTCAACTTCTTACTGTTTCTAGAGGACAAGTACAAAGTAAGATTTCTACTACAGACTTTAGTGTTTTAGAACAAACTCTAGCACGTAGAACATTTGATGAATCTGGTAATTACGTTGTTGATAACTTTTCAATTGATATTAGAGAATGGGCACAAAAAGATAACAACAAAGGTTTATATGCTGTAGATGAATTTGGTTTTTATAATGGACAAAGTGCTTCTGACGCAGCTAAGAAAATGGTTGCAAGTATTGGTCCTGGTAAAGCATATATTAAGGGTTATGAGATTGTTAATAAAGAAACCAAGTATCTAGAAATTAACAAAGCTAGAGAAAGTCTTTCTTCTGATAATGTAACTCTCAAATCAAGAGGTCTTACTTCCTACAGTATTACTAATGTGTATGGTAGTGTTCCTTTGAATAAAGAAGGATCTGAGCTAACTGCTTATCCTGATGTATTTTTATATTCTACATTTAATGATGGATCTATTGGTTTAAACAATACAGAACTAACAACTGATCATAGACAGACAATTAGTAGAAGAGGAAAATTCTTCTCTGCAAATGATGGTATTAAAACTATCACAATACAAGTTTCACATCCAACTGCTCAAATTGGAACTGTAACAGATTCATCATTTCAAACTACATACGGTGAATTATATTATATTAAAAAATATACTGCTGCTGAGCCTGCTCCAGGAGAGTCTGCTGCACCAGAGACTATAATTTCTTTTAAAACTCTTTCATATGCTACCACAAACAAACCACTTATCAATCCAGCTGAATCTGTTCAATTCTTAGAGCTAACTGTATATGGTAATAAGGATGAACTTGATACATTATTGATTGATTATGATGTTAAAAATAGTGAGTTTAAAAGAGAAATTTATTTAACAGAATCTGATGCTGCTTCAGGTGGAACTCCATTTGGACATATTGTAGATTATCAAAATGTAATTACTCCTATTATTGGTAAGGTAAAACCTAATAACTTCTTCTTAAAGCAAAGAGGTTCTGGTTTTAATTCAGATTCAGATATAGTTCTTTCTAGAGGTCGCCTTGCTGCAGGAACCAGTGCATATAATGCGACATTTGGATTATCTTATTTTGATCCTCAATTCTTCACTAAACTTATCTTAGAAAAGACTCCTAGTAAAGATATTGATGATAAAGCATTTGATGAGGGTAAATATGTCTTTGGTGTAGAGAGTGGAGCATATGGTGTTGTAGAAGGAACTGCATCTGGTGTATACAGTACAGGAAATATTTTATTTGTTACAACATTATCTGGTAAATTCTTATCTGGAGAAACAATAAGAGATGAAGGTGGTACTACTGTAAGAATTGCTAAAGACAATACCATCTCTCATTTTGTTATACCGAACAGAGGACTTGGATATTCAACTACTGCTCCTGTTACACTTCTAATTAATGGATTGGAATATGATAACTCTAAAATTGAATTAGAAATTCCAGAAGCAGGTTACATTTATAAAGCATCGATTATTAATAGATCTTCTGTTAATGTAGAATATGCACAACCACCTGCTGTAACAGCTAAAAATCCAGATGGAGCTGGAGCTCCTAGTGCTGCTGCATCTATTGTTCCTGTTTTGTTTAGAAACACAGTTACTACTTACACTCCACAGAATGTCAAGTCTCTTGCTTGTTCTTATGGATCTGCTAATGCTAATACGTTTTCTGCAGATGTTGTTGTAGATAGTCAAAAGTATTCGGAAATTAAAGCAGTAACAAATTATACATTTATTGGTAGCAAAGGTTCTGTATTTCTTGAATCATCAAGTTTCAGTGCTGATGCATCAAATGCTGTACAGCAAGGTGATCTTATACAATTATCAGATGATGATAATAATATTGTTAGAGCATTTGTACAATATGCTACACAACAAGAAGGATCATATAAATCTAGAATTTACTTAGATACAGCTCTACCAGGAACAGTTACTAATGCTAGTATTGTAAGATTGCGTCCTAAGGTGGACAATTCTACAAGTGGCACATTACTATTCTCTACTGGTAGTAAGCAAGTATCACAAATTTCTGCTGGTGGAGATGATACAAAGATTAAGTATTTCTTCCGTAAAGATTTTGTAACTACTGCATCTGCTGGTGGTGGTATTATTACGTTTGCTGCACAGTTACCATTTGGTACACAAAGGTTTGCTTCGTACAGTGAAGAAAATGTTATGATCACTGTTATTGATCCAGGTGATGCACCTGATATTGTTAAAGGTGATATTATATACTTAACAGAAGATAATGTAGAGATTTCTTCTTCTACTGACACTGCTAGTGGATTAACATCTGGTAGTATTAGTTTGCAGCTACCATCAACATATTTTGGTACTATTCCTAATAATGGAACATATCCAAAACTTAAATTGACTGCAACTCTAGAAGTTGAAAATGCAAAACCAAGACTTAAAACTGTAGTAAAAAATAAGAGAATTACAGTTTCATCTGCTGGTGACCGTGTTGTACCTCTTAGAGGAACAGATTATGATAGTGATGCAGTAGAAATACTATCATACTCTGATGCATATAAACTTAGATATGTTTATGAAGGAACTTCTTCTCAAGCACCTGAAATTGATACTGCTGGTAATCTAATTTCTGGTACTGATGTAACATCTAGATATACATTTGATGATGGTCAGAGAGATACTATCTACGATGTTTCTCGTATAGTTCTAAAACCAGGATTTGAAGAAACAACTGGTCAACTTGTAATTGCTTTTGATTATTTCGAGCATTCACAGGGTGATTTCTGTACAATTGATAGCTACTTACATGAAGCAGGTGTTCCTGAAGATGAAATTCCTACATTTAATTCTTCTGTTCTTGGTATTACAGAACTTAAGGATGTAATTGACTTTAGACCAAAGGTAGATAGCACTGCTATCATACCAGGTTTCCTTGATACATCTATATTAGAAAGAACTCAAGGATCGTTTGCTGGTTCTGGTGCTATTATTGCAAGTAGTCCTGCTCCTGATAGAAACTTAGAATATACTTTCTCCTTTAGTCAAAAGCAATATCTTGATCGTATCGATGGTATCTTTTTAGATCAAAAAGGAAACTTTGTTGTTAAAGAAGGTAACTCATCTCTCAACCCAACTAAACCAGATCTAATAGAAGATGCAGTTCCATTATTCTATGCATTTATTCCTGCATTTACTAAGACAAGTAAGGATGTACGTATAACACCAGTTGACAATCGTCGTTATACGATGAAGGATATTGGTAAGTTAGAAAAACGTATTGAACGTCTTGAATACTATACAACTCTTAGCATTTTAGAACAGCAAGCTCTTAACATGCAGGTTAAGGATGATATTGGTTTAGATAGATTTAAGTGTGGATTCTTTGTTGATAATTTTGAAGCACATAGAGTTGGTAATCTTAAGTCCCTTGATTATCGTTGTGGTATTGATTCTCAACAATCTGTATTACGTCCACAGTCTAAAGAAGATTCTGTTAATCTTGTAGAGGTTAATACTAGAGAAGATCAAAGAGCAGTTTCTGGTTACAAGAAAACTAATAATATGGTAACGTTACCATATTCTCCACTATCTTTATTAGGAAATAGTTTTGCTTCTGGAAAATTAAATCCAAATCCATTTGTTGTTCTTCAATATGTTGGTGATAGTGATATTTCTCCTGCTATTGATCAATGGTATGATCAAAATGAAGAACCTGTAGTTGTTGACACAAACACAGATCTTTTCAATATTTTCTTAGCTAAGGAAAATGTAAAAGAAAGTTTCTCAAGTCTTTACAATTCTTTTGTAATTAACTGGGTTGGAACATCTTCTTCCTTTACTTCAATCAATTCCTTAGGTGGAGTTAATTCTCAAATTGCATCAACTTCTGTAACTTCAGCATCTGTTGGTAGTTCTTCTAATATCAGTCCTCAAAATAATGAGGTTGGTAAAGGTGTACAGACTAAAACTGTTGGAGATAATATTGTTTCAACATCATTAGCTTTCTATGCCAGAAGTCTTCCTATCAAATTCAAAATTGGTAGAATGAAACCCAATACTAAGATCTATGTTTTCTTAGAAGGTAGAGATATTTCCAGATGGGTTAATCCTGATTTAAGATATACTGGTATTGCTGGTAATTCACTATCTGCATTTAATGGCGAAATTAATACAGATGAATATGGTAATGCATCTGGTTTAATTATTGTTCCTGCTGGTAAACCACCAACAGAAAATACTACATGGACTGGAGATATTGATACTGTATCATATGATACAGATGGACAAGAATTAAATTTCACTACTGGTGAGTTAACATTTAGATTTACTTCTAGTGCAACTAACGAATCAAAATTAGGTGTAGATTCTTATACAGAAGTTAAGTATTATGCTACTGGTATTCTTCCAGAAAATCCTTCAAGTATTGTATCTACAAAACCATCGATATTCAAATCTAATGAGGGTGTACAGTTTATTTCAAGTAACACTGATAATCCTATTAGACCAAATCCATTAGCTCAAACATTTAAAGTAGAAAATCTAGAGGGTGGATGTTTTGTAACTGGTGTTGATTTATACTTTAATAAAAAGAGTACAAATGTACCAGTCAAGACATACATTACTAATGTAGATGCAGAGAAACCTGCTAAGAATATTGTTCCTGGATCTGAGAAGACTCTATCTCCAAATACTTTCCTTAAGTGTGCTGCTAGTGGAAACATGGCAGTATATAAAGGAGAAAGTGTAACTGGTGCATCTTCTGCTGCATCTGGTCCTATACTTAAAGTATTTGATAAGAATAATGTAGAACTAGTAGCTACTGCTTCTGGTAAGTATAGTCTTACTAATGAGCAAGTTTATACTGTAGTTTTAAGTAACCATAATGGCAAATCATTCTTACCAAACGAAGATTTAATTATTCCATCCGTAACTCTTGCTAATGCAACTGATGGTACAGATTTTATTCTTTCTATTGTAAAAGATAGTGGTAAATTATCTGATATTAGAATTACTAATCCTGGTCAAAACTATGACAGTGCAATTCTAACTATTGAAAGTCCACAACTTCCTGGAGGTTCTACTGCTACTGCAAGGATTGAAGTTTCTGGTGGTAAGATTTACAATACTGAAATTTCATTATCTGGTTTTGGATATACTGAAGCACCTTCAGTTGTTGTTAAGGGTGTTGGTAATGGTGCTAGTGGATGTGAAATTCAGACATTTATTGATATTGATACTCCTGCAGTCAGAATGGGTGTAGCAATTGATCAAGTTGGTGTTACAGAATCTACTACTCCTACACACTTTGCATTTGATTATCCTGTATATCTGCAGAATGATACAGAGTATGCACTTGTAATTGAAACTGATTCTATTGATTATGAGCTATGGTCTTCTAAATTAGGGGAAACCGACATTGCTACAAGTACGGTCATCACAACCCAACCATCTTTAGGTTCGGTATACCGTTCCCAGAATACCGAAAGTTGGACTGAAGATAATTTTGAAGATCTTAAGTTCACCATGTATCGTGCTGAGTTTAATACTGCAAGACCAGCAGAACTTTTAGTTAAAAATGAAAGTCTTGGTTATGAACTTCTAGATGAGGATCCATTCCAAACAAATGCAAATGCAAATACTAACTCCACTTCTAAGCTATTCAAGAATAATAACTCTATTATTAAAGTAAATCATAGAGATCATGGATTTGAAACTGCTGGAAATTCTTATGTATTCTATAGAACTGCATTAGAAACAGGTGGTATTACATCATCAATTTTAAATAACACATTATTCCAAGTAAGTAATTCTGGTATTGATTCATATAATATTGTTTCTAGCTCTCAAGCTGCTGGTAATTCTATTGGTGGTGGAAGTTCTGTATATGCATCTACAAATAGAAAATATGAAACTCTATATCCACAAGTTTCGTATCTCTCATTTACTGGTACTAATTTATCAACAGAAGTTAAAACAACTAATGTTGTTCCAGTAGATTCTACTACAACTAATTTCACTTCATATTCACAAGCAGAATATGAAAAAACATTCTTGAATGAACCACATTATTTTACAAATCAGAAGTTTATTGCATCTGATATTAATGAAACTCTAAATGGTTTATCTCAGTCACTTACATATAAGATGACTCTATCGTCTACTGTGTCTCATTTGAGTCCAATTATTGATCTTTCTAGTGCTACTGTAAAAACAGTATCAAATAGAATTGAAAATGCTACTGGACAAGAAGATAGATTTGGTAGAAGAGATCAAATTATTGAATTCTATCCAGTTTATCAATTTAATCTTGCTGGTAACGGTGGTACAGATATACAAGAGGATCAAATAATCAATGGTAATACTACTAAGACAACAGGAACTATTGCTAGAGTTGTAGGTCAAGTTGTATACGTTAGAGTTAAGACGAGTCAATTCTTCCAGAAAGGAGAAACCGTAACTCTAGGAAAACAGTTGGGTCTTACAAACGTTACTGTAGATTCAAATCCATCTTTAGTTTCAGCAACTATTGCAGATGCTGCAACTATTGTTGCTCGTAACCCATCGAAACTTCTCCAGACATATGACAATGTTATTACTGGTAAAGCTACTATTTGGAATAGTGAAACACAAAAGTTAACTTTAAGAGTTGATGTTAATCCTATTAACGATAACTACACTGATAGAATAATTGATAGTGCTTTGTATACCAGAAATGCTGAAACTGGTGATCAAATTGCAGATATTTTCCGTGTAGGTGATTTTGTTAAGTATCCTAATCAACCAGATGAAGAATCTAAGTATTTGGAAGTTGGTAAAGTAACTTACACAGATGGTGTTGACTTTGTTGGTGAAGATACATCTAAGAATGGATCTGCTGTTGCTAAGTACGTAACTAAAGAAGTTTCTATTACAAGTCCAGCTACTGCAATTGATGTACATCTACTTGCAAATGTTAAAGACATCTCTAACTTAGAAGTATTCTATAAGTTTAAGAAGGCATCTAGTCAAGAGAACTTTGATGATATAGATTGGGTCTACTTTAATGAAAAGGGAGAACCAGATACATATGAAATTGCAACTAGCGAAAATACAATTTCTGGAATAGTAGAGAAGCAATCTGCATATCAAGATCTTAAATATACGGTATCAAATCTACCAGAATATTCATCTTTCTCGATAAAAATTGTAATGAAAGGAGTGGATCCAGCGTATGTACCTAAGATTCAAGACATTCGTGCTGTAGCTGCATTCTAATTTCCGCATATGGACTTTGTGAAAGTTGATGGACATGATGGTCTCGTAAGAGACCAAAATACTGGTGCCATCTTGAATTTGGATGATTCTGCTATAGCTGCAAGAAGGAAATCTATGCAGCTAAGTTCCGCATTGGACGACATAAATACATTGAAGAATGAAGTCTCTGAACTCAAATCAATTCTACGCGGAATAATAAAAAATGCCAGCAATTAATGTAGCTAAGACCGATACCTTTGAGTCTCAAAGGCAGAAGATCAATCAAATAAGTACCGCTCTTTTTAGCGTAACATCTGGTGGTAGTGACCTATCCACTGGTAACCTACAACTAGGTGATGGTCTAGTTGGAGATCCATCACTTAAGTTTACTAGTGACACACAGTTAGGTATCTACAAAGCTGGTGTAAAAACTATAGGGTTTGTCAATAGTGGTAAGAAAATTGCTGATTTTAAGTTATCAGAAGTTACGACATACCAAGATATTAATATTCAGCAGAGAAAACTAGCACAATCTCTAATTACTCTGGTTAGTGGTGGTAGTGGATATGATGCTGGTTCATATACAGCAGTTCCTTTAATTGGTGGTACAGGACAAAATGCTACTGCAGATTTTGAAGTCTTAGCATTTGATGGTTCTGTTACAAATTCTGGTTCTGGTTATATCACTGGTCAGTATCTAACAGTTCCTCTTGTTGATGGTAATGGAACTGGAGCAACTGGAAGTTTTGACATTACTGAACTTGAAGGTACTATCACAAATCCTGGTTCTGCTTATTTTCCTGCTACTTTTGAAAATGTTCCTCTTACAGGAGGAAATGGATCTGGAGCAGAAGCTACCATTGAAATTACTGGTACATCAACTCCTGCAGGAAGTATTACTAATACTGGTAGTGGATATACCGATGGTTCTTATTCACAGGTTCAAATATTTAACGAACCAGTTCAAACATTTGTTGTTACATCTGTAGCTAACCCTAATGCTGGTGGTTCAGGACAACCAAACTTCATCTATAACATTGACGGTGTAGATCAACCTCAGTTAACACTAGATGTTGGTAACACATATAGATTTGATCTTTCTGATTCATCAATAGCAGGAGCTAATCCAGGAACACCAGGAAGTGATCATAGAATAACATTCCAACTTGCTAATGGAGGACCTGTTGATGCGACATTAATTGAACCCTTCACTGCTGGTGTTTTCGGACAAGCAGGATGCTTTACTGATCTCGTATTAAAACCTGGTGCTCCCACAGGTAGTCTCAGTCTTCGTTATGATTGTGCAAACCATCCAGGAATGGGTCCTTCAGGTGGTAGTATTACCACACAAGACACAACAACATACACTAACTATGGTTGGCAAGGTTTCTTTGATGTTACTATCTCAGGCGGTGCAGTTACTGATGTACAATGGACTAACACAGGTGTTGATTATGGCACTGGAGATGTAGTTAGCATTCCAAATAGTTTAGTTGGTGGTACAGGATCTGGATTCGAGTATACTATTTCTAGTGTAACTAATACAGGTATTGTTGATAGTGTAACAATTACTGATAGTGGTGTTGGTTATCAAAATGGTGATGTACTTAGCGTAGCTGATGCTTCTGTAGGAGGTGGAGGTGGATCTGGTTTCCAATGGACAGTTTCAGCTATTCCTGGTGATCTTACTAACTTTGTTCTTAATGAAAGAGGATCTGGATATCAAATTGGTGATGTACTAGGATTACCTAAACAAATTTCTAACGTATCTGTATATCTACCTGGTTCAATTGGACCATTCACTGCAACTTTAAGTACAGGTAGTGCTCAGGTAGTTATTACGGATACATCCAATCTTATAGTAGGTCTAAATGTAGATGGAAGTGCTGGAGATACTGGTGAACTTGCTCAAGGAACCACTATTGCATCTATTGATAGTGCAACACAAATAACACTGTCTGCAAATCCAACTGTATCTGGTGCAGCAAATTTAACATTCTCTACAACATCTTCAAATGAACTTACTCTTGCAAGCACAGCAGGACTTACTATTGGATTTAAAGTAGAGAAGGTAAGTGGTACAGGTGTACTAGCAGCAGATACAACGATTGCTAACGTTGACAGTGCTACCACCGTTACATTATCAGATGCCCCAACTACATTAGGACCTGCTGTTGTTAACTTTATTCCTGCATTTGGTGACCCTGCAGATGATTTTACTTACACAATTGATACTCTTGGTGAGGTAGGAAGTTTTACTTTAGTAGAAGTAGGTAATGGTTATTCTCCACTTGATGAGTTTACAGTAAATGCTGGTGATTTAACTCAACCTATCGTTTATCCAGTAACTGTTAAAGACGTTCAAAGGATTACTTTAATTCAAACTGTTGCTGGTGGAACTATTACAACTAGTGATACATTAGAAGAATTAGCTGGAGGTGTCACAAACATCACCTTTACAGGTGGTGACACTACACAAACTACAACTGGTCCTCTTGCTTGTAACTGTGTTCAAGGGCAATTCACCGCAACTCTTGCAGATACAACTGGTATTAGTGTTGGAGACGCAGTAGCAGAAGATGGAAGTGGTAACCTTGCAGTTAATGTTACTGTTGCATCTGTTGATAGTGCAACTCAAGTAACACTATCTGCTGCATTCCTTCAAACTGCTAGTATTAATCTAACATTCACATCAGACGAGTCTGGAACATTTAGTGGTGTTGCTTCTACAACTACTGGAAATGGTAGTGGTGCAACATTTGATGTTGTTAGAAATACAAACGGAACAATCGCAAGTGTTGATGTTGCTGCTGCTGGTCTTGGATATGCTGATGCTGATACGATAACGATTGCTGGTAACTTAATTGGTGGAGCTACTCCTGCAAATGATATTACTGTTACTGCTGTTACTGTTACTACTGTTACAGCAGTTCCTGTTTTAAATGTTGATCTAGATGGTAATGGTAATATTTCTACTATTCTAATTGAAGTAGATCAAGGTAGTGCATTTACTGCTGGACAACAGTTTATTAAAACTGGTGTTCCTGGAACAGTGTATACATCTGATACAGCAGGTAATCTTGAATTTAGATTCTTAATTGATGTTGGATCTGGTCCAACTCTTACTCCAGCATGGACAATTTATGTTGGTAATACTTATAGATTTGACTTAAGTGATAATAGCGTATCTGGTCACCAATTTGCTCTTAGTGAATTTAGAGATGGACCATATGCTCCAAGTTTAGTAGAGAATGTCAGTACAACATTAAATGTAGCTAGTTATCAAATAACTGTAGCATCTACTACAGGTATTCAAGTTGGAATGCTTGCTTCTGTGACTAGTGGCGATGGTTTATTAGCGTCCAATACAAGAGTTGAATCTATTGACAGTGCAACTCAATTAACTCTTACTCTTTTACCAGAAACAGGAGGTGCTTCAGTTCTTACTTTTAGTGGTACTGAATACACTGATGGTGTGGAAAGAGGTGCTGATGCTAATGGTGGTGCTTATCTAGATTTAACTGTTACTTCTGCAACTCCAAACCTTTACTACTATTGTGCTTCTGGTGCTGGTCACGAAGATGAAGGTGGTGAAGATAACAACGAATCATTAATAACTGTTGATCCTAACAACCCTAAAGTATTTGGTACTGGATTACTTTTAAGAGCTACAGATATTTCTTCTGTAAATATCGTCACAATGGAAGTTCTTACTGGTCAGGTAACTGTTTCTGACATCGTAGCTACAGAAGGAACCATTGATACTCTTAGTGCTCCTGATCTTTCATCTACTACTGTTGCAGCAAGCACTAGCGTTACAACTCCATTAGTTACCGCAGCTGGTTCTGCTCTTACTTTATCAGGAAGTTCTGTATCGTCTACTGCAAACTTCTCAGTTGGTGGATTTTCTGTTACTCAATCAACCAGTGATGTTGTTACTACAGGTGAACTTAAGACTACAAGTAAACTTAATGTAAACGATAATATATTCATTGAGAATAATGTTATTTCTTCTGATTCTGGTAGTGACATAGTTATAACAGCTCCTACTGGTAAAGTCACCCAATTTACTGGTTTTGGTTCTATTAATATTCCTGCTGGTACAACTGCACAACGTCCTGGTGTTAGTGGTGCAGACAATGGATCTATCAGATTTAATACTGATAGTAATCAATATGAAGGTTATAGTGCTGCAACTTCTTCTTGGTCTTCTCTTGGTGGTGTAAGAGACTTAGATGGAAACACATACATCACTGCAGAACTTTCTATTGGTTCTAATGATAATACACTCTGGTTCTATAATGATGGAGATAATACTGTTAAGTTTACTCCAAATGAATTGGAATTCAGAACTAATAAAACTATTAAGTCTGCAAATACATCTGCTCCAGCATACACTAATTGGATAGCTAACGCACCTGTATTAGTTGGTGCATATCTGAAGTGGAAGAACAATTTATATGAAGTAACTGTAGCTGGTACAACTGCCACAAGTGGTAACGAACCAACACACACTTCTGGTGCATTACCAAATGGAACAGCAACTCTGTCCTTCTGGGGTCTTGCAGTTGCTCCTCTAACATTTGTTGACGTTGAAGAAATTAGATTAGATCCATTAGGTTCTTCTCCCTTCGTGATTAATGGAGATTTGAGACTTAGAGATAATATTATTTCTACAGATATTAGTGATCTTACTTTTCAACCTAATGCTGGTAAGAAGATTGTATGTAATACAAATACTAGTTTGGCAATTCCTTCTGGTACTGATTCAGAAAGGGGTGCAGTAATTCAAGGTGGTATTAGATTTAATACAACTGCTAGTCAGTTTGAAGGTTATGATGGAACTAACTGGGGTTCTCTTGGTGGAGTAAAAGACGTTGATCAAAACACTTATATTATTCCTGAGACTTCACCTGGTGCAAACGAGAATATTTTATACTTCTACAATGATGGAACAAACACGATGCGTCTTACTGCATCTGCACTTGAATTCTATAGCGTAGATACTATTATCTCTAGTACATCTAGTGAGTTTGAAATTACAGCAAGTTTGATGACATTCGATAATGCTGAAACAACTCTTGATAATACTCTTGCAGATAGAACATTCTTACATACCAGTAAGCAATACTTTGATCTAGGTCTTTCTGGTGGTTTATCAGTTGACCCAGTTCTTAGACTTGATAATCAAGGTGATGTTTATTTCAATACAACATTCGGTACAGGTAACTTTACTGGAGTAAAAGTTTTTGATGGAGATCTTAAAGAGTTTGAACTTGCAGACACTAAGATCCTAACAGAAAAAGTAACTCTAACTAAGGGTTCTGCAAACACAGGTGGATCTGACATTTATAATGCTGTAACTGCAGTAGGAGCTAAAACAGTTGTAGTTGCAGAAAACTTAAGTAACAATGATAGAGAATTTTTTGAGTTTGGTATTATAGATAATGGAACAGACATCTTCCATACAGAGTATGGTAATGTTAGAACGGGACAGCAATTGATTGTTCCTACCTTTGAGAGAACAGCTGGCAACCTTGCTAGAATCAATTTTGAACTTGGTGCAAACCTTCTTACTGGTCATCAAATCGAGATCACAATCGTATCTACTATTACTAAAAAATAAAAATGGCAACTACAACCGAAAAATTTGATTCTAAAGGTGGTTTTGCTGTCGGCAAAACTGTCATTGTTGATGAGCTCAGGAATGGAAAAGATTTCAATAGTCTAGAACTAAAGAATAGTCATTTTACTGATAGTCATACAACTCGTTATATTTTAAGAGGTCTTAATACCTCTACTCTTGATTTGGATGGATTAGGAACTAAAATTCCTATTGCAAATAATACTTTAAATTTTGTCACAGGAACTATCATTGCAGCTAATGAAGCAGGAACTATATATGCTGTTAAATTTGAGACTGCTGTCATGTGTGACGGATCAGGAAATGTAAATATTATGTCTAGTTTCCAAACAGTAATTAAAGATGATATTCCCGTAGGTGAAACTTGGGACATCCAACCTACTGGTGGAACAAATGTTTTTAGCTATAACAGCACAAGAGCTGGTACTACATCAACAATTAAATGGGTTGCATCCACAGAAGTTATTAGTATCGAGTGGGCTTAGTGCTAAATATAGAATAGGAAAAAAGTCAAAAGCACGGGAACACCATGAGTTTTCATATTAATTCCGATAAAGAGAAGATTAGGGGCGTCAATCCTAAATTCATCGGTGATAATGAAGCAACGATAAGAATCGGCACAGGCGCAGACGAAAAAGAAGTCTTGCGAACTGAGTTAGATTCTGCCACTCAATTACCCCGTGTCGGTATTAACCGAACTGGAAATAGAGTTAATAACATTGTTCTTGAAACTGCAGGTACTGGATATACTGTAAACCCGACAGTAACTATCGCACCTCCTAATGTTGCTGGTGGTATTCAAGCACTTGCTTCCGCTTTTATTTTTAACGGTAAAGTAACTACAATTGCTGTTAATAATCCAGGTTCTGGATATACTATTGCTCCCCTAGTTACTATTTCAGGCGGTGGTGGTCAAGGTGCTACTGCAACTGCAGAACTTGATACTGTTGATTACGAACTTGACATCAACGGTGCTATTAGAACATCTACATCTATCATTTCTGATACTGCTAGAATTCTAAACCTTGATATTGATAACTTCGTTACTCCTGATGCAAACTTAAGGGGACCGAATTTAAAGACTTATATGAATAACACAGGCACCTTGTGGGCTGCTAATGTTATTATACAAAAAGATCAATACAGATATTTTGGTGCTAATGTTTATCAATCATTAAATACTGGACAAACTGGATCTGAAGCTCCAGAACATCTTGATGGTATTGTACTGAATGGTGAAGTTCAGTTTAAACATATCGGTTTCCGCGTCAATGATCCAACTGAATTTAGATATAATGATACTGGAGATGCTGGTGTATTCCCAAGATCTATTACACCTCTACTAGGTGATAGATCAGATAAAATAGCTACTACAGAATACGTACTTAACCTAGCAACAAATGACGTTGGTGGTCGTATTTACGTTTCAGCACAGATTGGTTCTGACCTTAACGATGGTCGATCTGCTGTAAACCCAGTTAGAACTATTAAAAAAGCAGCACAAGAGGCATGGAAAACGCCTGGTGTTAAAGAAACTATTATTGTATCTGGTGGAGATTATGTAGAAGATAACCCAATTTCATTACCACCAGATGCATCAATCGTTGGTGACAACTTACGTTTGGTAATCATCAGACCTGCCAATCCTGGCAAAAACATGGTTAAGTTTGGTGATAAGAACTATGTTATTGGTGTTACTTATCGTGACCAAGTTGATTCTAATGGCGACTCTGTTGCTACTTGGGATTACGCCATGGTCTTTGACGACAAGCAAAGAATCATGGTTGATGCTGATGCTAATGGTGACATTGGTACATCGTTCCCTGTCGGTCATCAAGTTTTTGGACCTCAACAGTTCCGTGTTACTTTCCAGAACAACACAGGTTTAGCTACATTAGTATCTGGTTTAATTGTAAAAGGTGTTAACACTGGTTCGAGAGCAAAAATATTTGACGTTACATTTGCAACTACAACAGGTGCTAGTGCATACGTTAATGGTACTATTGATGTTCAACTACAATCTGGTTCTTTCGTTGAAGGTGAGCAATTCAATTATATCACATCTGCTGGTGCAGGTAGTGCTATCAACCTTGCTATAACTGGTCAACAAGGACCAAATACTTTAAGATTTTCACAAGATCCTACTGGAACTATTCCAGGTGGTACAATTGTTCAATTGGTAGGAACACCAACAACAGGTGCTGCTTTCACAGGATTCTATGAAGTTGCTGAAATTGATACTACACAGTCTGCAAATAGTATTTGGGATGTATCATTCTTTCCAATTCTAGCTGCTCCTACATGGGATGCAACAGGGGTTGGTGGTACATATGTAATTAATCAAGCTACAGCACAAACTGAAACTATTGATACTACTGCAATTAAGTCAATTAGAGCTGAGGGTGAGGTTGTATCAGTAGACGAAGATTATACTACAACTCTACCTATTTCTAGAATAGACTTCTCATTACAAGGTGATCCTAGTGTTACTCAAGGTGGTTTCCAAGAATCTCAATTTGGTAATGCTGAAGATAGTGGTGGTATTGTATTCTATACTAACGCACTAGTTGGTAGAACAAATACACACGAGTTTAAAGAAGGTCAAGAAATTTTAATTGAAAATCTTCCAACTTCAAACCCTGATTTATCTGTTCTTAACGGTAAACAAAGAATTTATAAAGTATTAGAAGATGCTGATGGTCGCTGCAGAAGATTTGTAATTCCTAAGAAGATGCCAGGAATCACAGATGCCAATCTGGATCCTGGTCAATTTGCAACTGTTAAGAATGCTTCAAAAATAGTTACATTATCTTTACTTAACACTCCAAATAGTTTCCCTCTATCAGCTCCTATAAGTAGAAGATTTCAAGACGCATGTATATTATTACGTAATAACAGAGAGTTTATTGCTGATGAAGTATTAGGAAGAATTAATGCAGAATTTGCTAATGCATATTATCAGGTATATGATATTACTGGTGGTGGAACTACTTTTAAAGTAGTATTAGGTCAAACTTCAATAGATCATACTTATGTTTCTGGTGGTACAGTTAAGTTTGAAAATACAACTGTAAATATCACAAATTTTGTTTATGATAATGCTGTTACAGGTTCTGCAACTATCACAGTAGACTCTGCACTTACAACTCTAGTAGAAGATGATACTGTAAAGCTAGCAGATATTTTATTATCATGTGCAGCAGGTCAAAAGACTTATCCTTCTTATAGTGCTAGACCTAGCAGTAATGACAGTACAAATAGTGATGGTGATGAGCAATGTAAGGAAGATATTGTACATTTTGTTAATGCTATTGTTAGAGACTTAGAATTTGGTACCAACCACAATACTATTGAAGGTGCTAGTAAAGTCATTGTTGGTGGTGACATTGCATATATTAAAAATGAGATAGTTCAAAACTTCCGTGCTATTGAATATGCACGAGAGCTTTGCATCTATGCAATGAGAAATTGGAAAACTGGTAACGGTACTTCAACAGAACCAACCTATGCTCCAAAATATTCATCTCTACCAAGATATTTTGATGATACAATTATCAATACAACTGCAGGAACTCCTGTTTGTGCTGATGTTAAATCTGCAATTGATACTTTATCATATCTTTGGGTTGATATTATTACAAAGAACCAAAGTGCAACATATCTAGATGCTGCATACTTAATTGAAAGAAATAAGTATCTAATTGCTGATCAAGCTTTACGTGATACATTAGGTCAGTTCCCATTATTTGCACTTAATAATACAGACGAAAGAAAATGTAAGAGAGATATTCGTATTACTCTAAGTAATCTAGCAAAAGATTTAGTATTAGGTGGTAACGAAAATATTGTTATAGCTGCTGAAGAATATTTCACACAGACTGCTTTAACTGGTATTCCTGAGGCACAAAGAGCAGAAACAATTTATGCATATCAGAGAGCAAAGACATATGCAATCGCAGCAATGCGTAACTGGACTGATGGAACATATATTGATCTTACTCCAACTAACGCAACATACAATCCTGGTACAGGTGCATTAGAGGTACTTTTCCCTGATCCTCTTATTGCTCCTAGTGTAGGAGATAGAATTGCATTTAAAGAAGATGCTTTAAATTGGGAGTGTACTTATAACAGTGTAACTGGTCAGCATCCTGGTCCTTCAAGAACTGACCCCACTTATGGTAAGAGTTTTGAAATTACAGCAGTTTCATCTTCAGGTGGTACAACTACAGTTTCTACTAATGTTGGTGATGCAGGTGCTGCTTCTGGTTCAGCTCATACATTTATAAGTGCAGTAACAGATGGAACTATTATTGTTTACAATCCTACTGTATTAACTTCTCCTTATCCTAAATTTGAAGATTGGAATATTCTTCCAGATTCAAGTGCAGGAGCTCCTATAGCACAACATACACCATCAGCAGTAAGCTACAACCCTGTTAATGGTGATCTTACAATGACCGTAACTGGTCATAGTGTTACTACTAGTAACAGTGTTAAAGTTGCACCAGAGTCAATGGTGTTTACTTGTGGTATGGATGGAAATGCTACAGAGCATAAGTATCCACAAGTAGGTCAACCTGCATACGAAAATAATCTTGCAGTTACATCAACAACTGCATCTTCATTTACAATTAACGTTGGTGCTACAGGTGCTGATGCTCAATGGACACCAACAGATGCTACATACGATCCAGCTACAGGTGCATTAGTTTTAACAATTGGAAGTGGTCACGGACTTAGTGTTGGAGAAGGTGTTGTACTTGATGATGACAGTCTATCGTTCACATGTACGATGGATGGAAATAGCTCTACTAAAACATATCCAAGAGCAGGTCACGATCCATTTTCAGGAAGATCTATACCTATTGACAGTGTATCAGATACAACTGTTACATTAAACGTTGGTGTTTCTCCTGCAAATAAAAACTTTACTCCAACTAACGCAACTTATAATGCAACAACTGGTGATATGGTTCTTGCCCTTGGGCAGCATGGTCTTGCAGTTGATAAAGGTATCGTAATTGCAGATGGAGCTCTATCATTTACTTGTGATAAAGATAACAACTCTACTCTTCATTCATATCCACGTGCATCTGATCCTGCTTCAGGTGAATCTTTAACTATTACAAACGTTGCTTCTACTCAACATACAGCTACCAATGCTGTTTATACACCAACTACAGGAAGTTTGGTTATAACAAGTGCTAACCATAATTTCGCTAATGGAGATTATGTAAAGATTGCTGATGATTCTCTGACATTTAATTGTGTTTTAGATGGTGGAGCATCAAACAAAACATATCCTCGTGCTAACTTTGATAATTTAAGTGGTAGATGGGTAGCAATCAGTAACGTAACCACTGACACATTTGAAATTAACACTGGTCCATCTTCTTACACAGGAGGACATACTTTTGTAAGTGCATCTGCTAATGGTATTGAAAGACAAACTGGAAATGTTACTGTCAACGTAGGTGCTTCACCTCAAGTTAATCATCAGGTAACTGGTGCAACTTATGATCCTCCTACTGGAGATTTAGTATTAACAATTGGTGCTCATACTTTATCTGTTGGTGAAGGTGTTAGGATTGCAACTAATTCATTAACCTTTACTTGTAGTAAGGATGGTGGTGCTACTACGCATACTTATCCTAGAAATATAATTGATAATTACACAGCAACTGATGCTGCTTATGATCCAGAAACAGGTATATTAGCACTTCAAATTCCTGCTCATGGAATAAAGGTTGGAGACTGGATTAAGTTAGATGATAATTCATTAACCTTCACTTGTGCTGAAGGTCCTGGTAATCACTCCTATCCAAGAGCAACTGACCCAATTAGCGGTAAGTTTGTACAAGTTCTGACAGTACCAACTACAGATTCAATTACTATTCAAGTTCTTGACACAATTCCTTCTACAAATACAACTGTTCATGCATTTGTAAGTGCTACCACAGATGGTATTAAAGCTAAGCGTGACAGAGCATTTGAACAGGCAGTACCAATTACTGCTGTTGGAACAGGAACAATTACTCTTAATGTTGGACCATCACCTACTGTTAATCACACAGTAACAGATGCAACTTATAATACTACAAGTGGTGATATGGAACTCACCATTGGTAACCATGCATTACAAGTTGGAGAAAGCATTAAACTCTCTCCAAATTCATTAACCTTTGAATGTCCTGCTGCTGTTGGAACTCATACATTTGTAAGTGGAACTGCTGGAGGAATTACTCCTAATGTTGGAAGTGCTGTTACAGCAGGTACAGGTACAACATATAACCCAACAACGGGTGATATGGTCATAGAGATTGGATCTCATAGTTTAACTACTGCTAACACTGTTCAGATCGCAAATGGTGCTATTACATTTACTTGTGATGCTGACAACAATGGATCAAACCATGCTTATCCTCGTGCTAGTGACCCTGTTTCTGGTCAGAATATTGCTATTACAGCAGTTGCAGCAACAACAATTACTGTTAACGTTGGTATAGCATCTTCAAATAGTCAGAGTTCATATCCTCGTGCATCTGGAGCAGCTACTGCAAGCGGTGCTGACTATGCATATGATGCTGCTCTACCAATTACTGCTAGAACTGCCACTACAATTACTGTAAACGTTAACGGTGGACAGGGTGCTATTAGTGTTAATTCTGCTCACACATTTGTATCTGCTACAACTGGCGGTCTACAGAGTGGTGGTGGATATTCTCACACATGGACTGCTGCTGCTGCAAACGCAATAGTATCTGGTGGTGGATATACACATACATTTGTAAGTGCTGTAACTGACGGAGTTCAATTTATTCCACAATCTGCACATACATTTGTATCTGCTACAACTAATGCCCTTAAGCATTTACCAAGATCTGCACACACATTTATTAGATCAGCTACCAATTCTGTATTGATATACGGCACTATTGGAACACTTAGCCAATGTGCTAACGTTGAAGCTTCTATTGATACATCAATGAGTCTCTTTGAGGATATTCTAGATGGAACAATAGCTCCAGGTGCTACAGCTAGAACTAGCAATGCTTTATATGATACCGCAACACTTATTACGTATCCAGAGAATACTATTTACGATGCTAATAATCAGAAAGTTGCAATTCGTGGTGACTATGATGATTATCCAATCATTGAGGCATCTCCATATACACAGAACTCTTCTGTTATCTCATTCTTAGGTGGTAGTGGTGCTCTGGTTGATGGTGCTAAGGTTAAGCAACCTAACTGTCCGTTCCCAGGATTAGAACTTGATGGAACTGCATCCTTCCCGAACCAAGGTAAGTCGATGGTTGCATCTGCATTCACTATCGTTTCCTTTGGTGGTACTGGATATAAGATTATTAATGATGGTTATGTACAGTTAGTTTCTGTATTCGTTATCTTCTGTGCTGATGGTGTTTATTGTGAATCTGGTGGTTATGCATCTATTACTAACTCTGCTACTAACTTCGGTACATTTGCATTAAGGGCAAGAGGTTTCAGTAAAGATCCATATGTATTTGACGTTGCAACTGTATCTAACGTATCCTCTACACCTACTGGTAGAACAATTCTTACAGTTAGTGGATTAGGAAGAGAACCACTAGAGCATTATGTTGTTAAGATTGATGGTTATACTAATACTAATACTGAAATTGAATATTTTGTTGATGTTGTATCTGCCGTTACAGTTGGTCCTCCTTTCTCTGCTCAGTTAACCATTGATGATGGTACTGGTGGTGCCATGGATCTTACAGATGTAGCTACTGGTAATGCAGTATCTACAAGTGTTTTACAAGGTAAGACAATCAATCTACACAGACCATCTATTTGTAACTCCTCATCACATACTTGGGAATTTGCTGGATCTGGTACTAACTACCTTGCTCTACCTGAGAACGGTGGTACTAAGATAGAAGCATATGAACAGGTATCGGAAAATTATGGTCGTGTTTATGTTTCTGGTACTGACGAACTTGGAGACTTCAAGGTTGGTACATTCGCTAGAATTGAGAACAGAACTGGTAACATTACCTTTACTGGTACGGTTACAATTTCTGAAGTTGAATTCTTGAAGTTGAAAGGTGGTGACGTTGTTGTTACTGG